TAAATGATCTGAATTTGGTCATCAATCTCAGTTACACACTCAACTATTTCCAAAACATCCATAAATTGTTCAATACTTTCACATGTAATTTCTTGAACAATACCCTCATTACTTACAAGATAAAAAGAGCGTCGGCAAATATCAACAACCGCAGCTGTTACATACTCATCATTTTCAAAAATTTCTTCCATGTATCTTTTGATGACTTTGATATCATAACAGAGTTATGATGATTTGTCAAGTGGTTATTGTATTGCGTGGGAAATTATATTTTGGATCAGCAAAATTACGATCCTCTAAAGGAACTTTGCATTTTTTATCAAAGTTTGGATCTGGATATTCATCACCTTGATATTCAGTCATTAATGGATTAATATCTTTTCTTTCTGCATAGACATGAAAGAAACAATCAATAGGCATTCCACCTTTTGCTTGAAGATATATTTTTTCATCATCCCATCTCTTTACAATAATATCTTGATGTGCTCCAACAGGTTGAAGTTGAACAGTAATACTATTAGTATGAACTAAACCTTTCCAACAGTTTGGTAAATAAATTTCCTTTTCTCTCTTCAATCTACCTCTATAATATACACCATTTTCAGGTCCTTCCAATGAAACATAACGAAGTCTATATCCTTCTCCTTTTGTCGGATGTTGTATGTCAAATGGTTTAGCTGGTAGTTGATCTGCTTTATCTACAAATCTTGAAGAAAGACTTTTAGGTGAAATTACATCACATATCAAATCACCAGTAAAGTGAACCTTACCATCAACATCTAATGCAAATTCGGTTCCATCATCACCTTCAATAAATTGATTACCCTTTACATAAAGAGATCTGTCTGCTGGTTCGCAATCAGGATCTTTATTTTCAGTGCGAGCAACCATTAAAGTTGCTTGCTCTTGAGGAAAAGCTTGTTGAGTACCAAAAACTACTGGACCTTCTGCGTACACAGCACCGTTAATCCCTTCGTCACCATCTTTAACAGCAGGACAAACACCAGTTCCAACTCTTAATGTTCCACCTACTTGTACGTCATCGAAATTAATTGACATTACTAAATCCTCCTATTGCGAGTTAAATTTTTTCTGTTTTCTATTATTACCACCTTTATCTGGTTTAACAGCACATGCATCTGTTACTCCACGAATGACAGATCCATACAATGTTAATACTCCATTAGCAGCAATCTCCATATTTGAAGGAGAATTGAATGAGAGAGTGTTTACAGCGTTAATCTTGAATGATTTTGAGCTAGTAGAAATATTTTCTGTTGCATCTAAACGGATGTTACCTTTAGAACTACCCTCACCGACAGCAATCAGTTCTATATCTGTTGCCTGTAATCTAATCTTACCATTTGTTGCACATATAAGTATGTTACCATTAAGTGCATTAAGTATCATACTATCTTCTGCTTCTTCTTTCTTCTCACCACATTGAACCTGAAAATTACCAGGACTTAATGATGTAGTCCAACCTTTCCTTTGACCATCCTTGTCCATCATAAAGACATGTTCGCCATCAGAGGTTTGAAGTTTAACTCCAGCAGTTACATCACCTGGTTTGTGAATATGACCAAAGGAAATTGCACCATGATCATTTCCATATCTAATCGCAGTATAATTTTGTTTAGCAGTATCATTTGGATTTGAAGGAAACATCCTATCATCCACTTGTTCCTGACTTAAGGGTCTTGATACCCTATCATTAACTGAATTTTGTGAAGTTGGCATTAGTTTAAGTTAAAGTATCGGGAGTTCCAGGAATGTTAAGTCTTGGATCATTACTTGAAATATCAGTACCCTGTCTACGTATTGCTGATGGAAGTGTTGTAACTTCAGCAGTGATACTCTCTTGCATTGTATCATAAATTTGAATAAGTTGTCCAGTAGTTTCATAATATCCAGCATATCGAACACCTTCTTTATAGAAGACAGCACCGTAGTAAGGACGACCATCATAGTATCCAGTCTGTTTGAGTCCAACAAGATCAGTAACTTGAATTAATACATCCTCATCTATAACAATAGGATCTCTTACAACTGAAAACTGTGGTCGGAATGTAGCATTGATTCCAGTGTCAGTAACCATTCTAATATCAGGATATCTTGTAAACCCAAGTCCAGGATTACCAACATTAACATTTGTAATTTTTCCAAAGTTATCAATATCAAAAGTAATATCTGCACCATTACTTGGTTCAATTATAATCTCATCATCAGGACTATAATTAATTCCACTGTCCTCAACCACAACAGAATCTAATTTTAATGCAACAGGATATCCACCAGTGGTAGACCTTGTTGGATCACCTTGAGGTCTTGGGAATCCATTTCCAGGATCATCAACAACAACTTTACACACAACACCCTGACCATTAATTAATTTAGGACAAGGTGGAGGAATAAGTTCAGCAGATATAGCAATGGGATTTTCTGTCCAAGGTTTTGTAAGAACTGTTCCTGCAGAATCAGTTGATTCTATTTTAGTTTTTTTAGTGACAGTTACAATAGTAGTCACTGGGTTTGTATTGAAGGCAGTGCCTGGAAAAGATCTATTGTATAGTTCCAACTCTACAATCTTCTTCCCTTCATTTGCAAAGAAACTACCTAGTTTAGTACCACTATCTTCAAAATTATTATATTTTATCACCTCTATATCATCCAATCTAACAGTCACTATGTCATCTGCAATAGATGAGATATCATAAGTCCCAGTCACAGGGAAATCAACTTCCCATTTAAATATCCAAGTTCTACCTTGAATGTATGGATCTGGAATCCAATTACCATCTGCATCCTTTAATCCTATATTTGGAATGATTGGAGACAAAGTATCTTGTGCATAACTTGCAATTTCAGTAGGTCCAAGATATTTGGCACCTGCTTTTTCTATACCACTCTCAAGTCCCTTTGCAATAGTTTTCATATCAATCTCAATAACATGAATCTCTTTACCACTACGTCCAACTCTTGTCCAAACAGTTTGTCCAACTCTAATTTTATCAACTGCAACTCCAGCAGTTCTAGGATTATCACTCCACTCCATCCGAATGGTTGCACCTCCTCTACCTTTAATATACTTACCATCATCAGAGAAAGTTAAATCACCTGAATCAATAGTAAAACTTGCATTAGTATCACTACCATCACCATCTTTCAATTCAATTCTTTTATTATTATTAGTAACTCTGATTGGATTATTTGCTGCATGTAATCCAGAGTAAACAATCTCTTGTTCTCCTATAGATGCACTATCAACAGTGATAGTTGCTGGAACTGCCCAATCTTTTGTACTAAAAATCTTTTTATCTATTGTTGTATAAGTTGTTGTATCTTCATTCTGAATTTCAACCTCTACTATATGAGATCCTTCTGCTAAAAAGAACTTGGTTGTCTTTGGATTAGTTTGACGATAATTATCAAGTGTAGAAATTTCTTTACCATCAACAAAAACTTTACCAGTATTATCTGCTGTTCCTTTCAAACCATAAAAACCATTATAAGGTACATCAACAGTCCAAGTATTTCTATACCCACTTTTACCACCATCACTATTCTCCTCTGACAAAGGTTGAACTGGAGACATCGCATAACGATTCATGAAAGGACTCCAGTTTTGATCATCAAGATGAACTGGATACCACCTTTCCTTTCCACCAGGAAATCTTGTAGACCAGATAGGATTATTAGGACACCTACCTTCTGCTTTAGGAATTGGTATGTCTGGTATTGGTGCTTCAGGTGCATCAATAGTCAATGCAATCGCCATAGGATTTTCCTCCCATGACAAGAGAGAGATAACTTCTGTCTCTGTAAAGGTGGTTTCAATCTTGATACCAAGAGCCATTGAGTTCTCATTAGCAAGTGATTTTCCAAAGTACTGCTGTTTTAACTCTGCACGTAAACTATAATTTCCTGACTCAAAGAATTTAGTTTCAAAACTCTTACCTGTGCTTCTTCCTGTTGCTGTGAATCCATTCTTTTGAAATACGATCTCTTCTTCATTTGCTTTTTTAAGAAAAAGAGTAACACTGTCATCAACCATGATCTCAATGGTATAGTTACCATCAACAGGGAAGTTAATATTATTCCAAATTATCTCATGAGTTCCTGCATACTCATCTGTAGTTGAAGTAGGATCAAATGGAAGAATACCATACTGACTCAAGAAATCTGCATCTCTCCCTGCTGTTGGATTAATTCTCCATAAAGCTCTGTTAGCAGAATTGATTGATTTTACTGTGTCAAATACTAATCTTTTTTGTATTGCATCAGAACTTGTAGATGGTTCACTTACTGGAGCAACTGGTGGTGCA